GGCCTAAAGCCACGCGGCAAATAAGTTTCTCTGGGCGGGGTTCGCAACCGCCCAGATGAGAGAGGACCGGACGCCTTTCCAGCCCCTTGGGGCGTCCGGTCTATCATTACAAGGGGTTAAAGAGGGCAATATGCAAACTACAGCAGCGAAATTCGCAAACGAATTGCGAAAGTTAATCGACGAAGAAGAAAAGAAGATCGTTAGCTACATCTCCACAGGATACGTGGCCGATTATGCAACATATCAGAAGTACGTGGGCATGGTTCAGGCCTTCCGCGCAGTTCAGGAAATGTTTGATATCGCCCAAACCAATGCGGAGAAAATCTAATGCCTCCTATGAAGATGACACACGCCGATAATTTTAAGGAAGATTTATTGGCAAGCCTTGGCGATCTCAACGAGATTGAGGTGTTTAACAACAACATCCTTGTCGCGATCTATATTCGTCCCAACAAAACAAAGTCCGGCATCATTTTGGCGGACGAGACGACCGAGCAAGACAAGTATCAGGGCAAGGTTGGCCTTGTTGTGAAGAAAGGCCCGTCTGCTTTTGAAGACGATACAGGTCGTTGGTTCAAGGACGCAGACGTCAATGTCGGCGATTGGGTCGTGTTTCGCCCATCTGATGGTTGGTCTGTTGCCATTAATGGCCAGCCTTGCCGTCTCATGGACGACGTCGTGATCCGTGGGCGCGTACAGCACCCAGATTCAGTTTGGTAAGGAGATAAAAATGGAAGACAATCAAGTAGAATTGGAGCTGGAAACAGCCCCAGAAGACGATATTGTTATCGTGGAGGCTCCAGAAGAGCCAAAAATCGAAACAAAACCCGAAATTACGGTCGATGATGGTATCGAAGCCCTTCGCCGTGAGCTTGAAGCCGAAAAAGCTGCCCGTCAACGTGCCGAACAGCAGGCTCGTGTAGCTACGACGGACAAAGCAGACAGCGACTTGCGGATGTTAAACACCGCAATCGAGACGGAAGGCCGCAATAAGGAGATTTTGAAGGCAAATCTTCGCGAAGCGGTGGCAAACGGCGACACAGACGCCCAAGCCGACATCCTGATGGCCATCAACCAGACGGAAAACAACCTTCGGCAGATCAACGAGGGCAAAAAGCAGTACGAAGCACAGCTTCGCGCCCCCGTGGCCGACAAGGTAGAGGCCTTGGCCGCCCAATTGACGCCAAAATCGGCTGAATGGGTTCGCAATAACCCAGATGTGGTCAATGACGAGCGCCGTGCAGCTCGTTTGCAGAGGGCGCACTTCGACGCGCTTGATGATGGCATCAAACCAGACAGCCCAGACTACTTCAACTTTCTTGAAGCCCGTCTCAACATCAATAAAACTCCCATGCGTCAGGAAGAAGCTATGTCTGCAGCATCTGAAACAACTTCAGGCCGTCGGGCATCCGCACCGCCTGCCGCACCGGTTACCCGTTCTGGAACGGGCACTGGCGGACGTCCCAATGTCGTTACCTTGTCCCGTGCCGAGCAGGAAGCTGCCCGTGACATGGGAATGACGCCAAAGGAATACGCCCAAAACAAAGTAGCACTGCAAAAAGCTGGCCGGATGGCAAGCTAAGAAAGGAATATGGATATGAAGACGATTAAAGACGAAGGCCGTTTGTCATTGCGCCCGGCAGCACTGCATGAGGAAACCTCCGCTGAACGCGCGGCACGTCGTGTCGCCGAACTCCGCGATCACAACAACGCCAATGTTGACGAGGGCACCGATAAATTTTCCACACCCACGCCACCAGACGGTTGGTCCTATGAGTGGAAGGTCAAGTCGGTTATGGGCTACGTTGATGCGGCCTATCTGCAAAAGATGGCCCGTTCGGGTTGGGAGCCAGTCGATACTTCACGGCACCCCGACATGATGGCTCGTGGCGCTGTCGGCGCTATCGAACGTGACGGCATGGTGCTCTGTGAGCGCCCTGCAGAAATCACGAACGACATCAAGGCTCGTGATCTTCGCAATGCACGGGCTCAGGTCCGCATGAAGGAAGGCCAGCTTGACCCGAAGGGCAAGGGCGGCTTGATCAGCCGCGAGGACGCTCAGGTGGCTCCGAAGATCAGCAAAGACCACAATCTGTACGTTCCAGAGCAATAATAAAAAAGGGGGCTTCGGCCCCCTTTACTTATAGATGCGTGTGTGTCTATATTGCGATCCTCGCTCTCCCCCCGGTGTGGGAGATTAAAACAATGTCCGTTTCATAGTCGGCTCGGTGCGCGATGATGGAAACTCTCTGAAAGGAGAATCCCGTCATGGCCAATACCTTTGCGCCCTACGGTTTCTTGCAGTATCAGGGCGGAGCAGGCGGCGCACCGACGTTCGCACAATCCTTCCGCAAAATCGCTTCAGGTAATACCACGGCAGTTTTCACTGGCGATCCGGTAATGCCTGTCGTTAGCACGGCTAACGGTTACATCACGCAGGCCGCAGCCGGAACCACGGTTCTCGCCGGTATCTTCGTTGGTTGTAAGTATCTCTCGACCTCCCAGAAGCGCACCGTTTGGTCGTCTTATTGGCCGGGTTCGGATACCGCTTACGACGTCGAAGCATATGTGATTGATGATCCAAACGCTCGTTTCGTTGTCCAGTCTTCCGGTTCGGGCTTCCCGATCACGGGTACGGCTACCGCCCAGACTTCTGGCGTCCAAGGCCAGTATGCACAGTTCACCATCGGCACGGGTAACACCTCGACCGGTCGTTCTGGCGCTTACATCTCGGCTGTTGGCACCACGGTTACCTATCCATTCATCGTCGTTGATTATGCCACCTCGTTCGGCAACGGCGGCGATCCAACCACCCAGTATTGCAATTTGATCGTCGGCTTCAATAACGAAGTATGGCGCACGAATGGCGCTGGCCCAACTGGCATCGCTTAAGGAGTAATTTACCATGGCTGTTAATCTCTCACAGATTAAAGACCTTTTGCTCCCCGGTTTACGCGGTGTCGAAGGCAAGTACGAGATGATCCCATCTCAGTACGACAAGATTTTCACTAAGCACGATTCGAAGATGGCTCTCGAACGTACCGCAGAAATGCGCTACCTCGGCCTCGCGCAGTTGAAGTCCGAAGGTGGACAGACTGCATTCGATTCGGGTTCGGGTGAGCGTTTTGTGTACAACCAAGAGCACACTGAAATTGCTCTCGGCTACGCGATTACCCGTAAGGCAATCGACGACAACCTCTACAAGACCCAGTTCACCCCTTCGAACCTCGGCCTGATTGAATCTTTCCAACAGACCAAGGAAATCTACGGCGCGAACCTCTTGAATACGGCAACGACCTACAATGCAGCGGTCGGCGGCGACGGTGTGGCACTCTGCTCCACGGCGCATCCTATTGATGGCGGTACGGTTGCCAACACCCCATCGACGCAGGTCGATCTGAATGAAGCTACCTTGCTGAACGCGATGATCGCGATCCGCACGAACTTCAAGGATCAGGCCGGTCTGAAGGTGTTTGCTCGTGGTCGCAAGTTGATTATCCCTCCTCAGTTGGAGCCAGTTGCAATCCGTCTCTTGAAGACCGAATTGCGTCCGGGTACTGCTGACAACGATGTCAACGCGTTGATGACGACTGCCGGTGGTTTGCCAGAAGGCTATATGGTTAACGACTTCTTGACCTCGCCATACGCTTGGTTCTTGCTCACCAACATCGACGGCCTTGCCTACATGGAACGTGTCAAGTTCGAGACCGATATGCAAGTCGATTTCGTGACTGATAACCTTCTCGTGAAGGGCTACGAGCGTTACTCGTTTGGCTATTACAATTGGCGCTCGATTTACGGCTCATTCCCAACCTCGTAAGGAGAGTGAACTATGGCTAATACAGCATTCTCCGGTCCCGTGATTGTTTTCGGACAGAACCCAACGGTTCCGTCCGATTACAACCCAGACATTGGTGGTTCGTCCCTGTTTGCTGCAGGTGCTGGCTTCCTTGACCCACGTCTCGTCTATACCTTTCTTCCCGGTGAAGCACAGTCTGCACTGGATTTTGGTTGGCTTGGGTTCGACAACATTACGACCCTGAGTGCGGTGCCTTATACGGCGGCAGCGGCGGCAATCGTCGCCTCTGCCAACCCGACAAGCGCAACGCTCTCGCTGGTTACCTCTAACTCCTCGACGACGGGTGTTTACTATTCCACGAGCTTTGTTCGTGCGGATACAAACGCAACTGACACGGTTCTGGCGCTTGATGCTTATGCATCGGTTACCGGCACGGTTGCCAACGGCATTTTGACGGTCACGACCTCGACCAACCAGATGCCAATTGGCCCCGGCATGGTAATTCTGGCAACCTCTGGTACAGTTTCTCAGGGAACTGCCCTCGGTTCACAGATCATCGCGCAGCTTACGACGACCGGCACCTATTCGTCGGTTTCGCAAGGCACGACCGGAACCTATCAGCTTACCGGCAATCTGACGGCAACTTCTGGAACGGTCACCTTGGCCTACCAGACGCCAAGCCAGTGCGC